TTAATTCCTGAAAAGGTTGGTAGGGAAAGAAGACAACAAATGCTGGATGATATTACCAATGATGGAACATATCTACCAAAAGGTGTCTTGCACGCCGATTTAGATTTAGGAATGTTAGATTTTGTAAAAGACCAATTGCAGTTAGTAGTTTCAGGTAAAAAAGTACCAACAATAGACAAAATAATTACAAATCAAAACTGGTCACAATTTGTGGAAACTTGGAATTTTCAGGACTTGGACAACAACGTTTCACTACCATTTATTGCAACAGTAAGAACTCCTGAAGTTAAATACGGAACATTTCAAGGAGGAGCAGCAAACATACCAGTTAGAAGGGAGTTTTTCTATTACACAGTCCCAACTTGGGATGGTCAAAGAAAAGGTGCTGACGTATACAAAATACCACAACCAATACCTGTGGATATTGGGTTTAATGTTAAACTTTTTTGTAATAGAATGAGAGAACTCAATGAGTTTAATAAAATTGTTATGCAAACTTTTACGTCAAAACAAGCATATCAACAAATTAAAGGTCATTATATTCCAATCATATTAGATGATGTGTCTGATGAATCAGCAAAAGATTTAGAAAAAAGAAAATACTATATTGCAAACTATAAGTTTACAATGAAAGGTTTGTTAATTGATGAAGAAGAATTTCAGGTGTCACCAGCAATTACAAGACAAGTAACTATGTTTGAAGTTGACACCAAAGTTAAAGGAAGGAATGTAAAAATTGAACCACCAAGACCTAATAACTTTGATTTAGATTTGGTATTTGTATCAGGTAATTCTCAATTGACTGAAGTTTTTAGATACACGGTTGATTTAAAAATAAACGAAATTGCAAATATTTCTAATTGTTATAACTTAACCTATAGTGCAACTGCGAATTCCAATTTAACATATACTAACTGTGCTGGTACTGTTACCACAACATCTTTAGTTTCAGGTAACACAAGTACTATTTGTGTAAAAGGTGGAACTTCACCCTCATTCTCCAACCCATCAGGTGTAACATATAATGAAGGTTCTAATTGTGTTACGGGGTATTCTGTTTATATAAACGGAAATTATGTTGGGGATAATTTAACCACTATTCAAATAAACGATGGGGATACATTATTAATAAATGTTGTAAAAGAAGATAATACTAAGCCTGCAATTATAAAAACAACCGCATTTTTAGTTTAATCATTCACCGTATATATCCTTATTTTTTTCACAGTTTTTTTTGATTAATGACTCTAAGAATTTGAACATTTTTAAATTCTTTTCATCACAATAATCTTTTAAAATTTTGTGAACTTCTTCTGAAATTTTTATGTTTTTTATCTTTTTCATATTTAAAAAAATTAAGGAAGAAAAAAGTAAGAATTTTTTCATACCCTATAATAAATATTATTCAAATGTAAAGTTTTTTGGGTTTTTACAATGTATTTATATATAAAATAAAATATTAACACGTAAGAAAAAAATGGCATCATCAAACAAAGTTTTCGTTTCACCTGGGGTTTATACTTCAGAAAGAGATTTGACTTTTGTTGCACAAAGTGTGGGTGTAACAACATTAGGTGTTGCTGGTGAAACCTTAACAGGTCCGGCATTTGAACCTATTTTTATAACAAATTTTGACGAGTTCCAAGTATATTTCGGTGGAACAAGTCCTGAAAAATTTGTAAACACACAAATACCAAAATATGAATTAGGATATATTGCTAAAGCATATTTGCAACAATCAAATCAATTATTTGTAACTAGAATATTAGGATTATCAGGTTACGATGCTGGACCATCTTGGTCTATCACAACTATCGGTAATGTTGACCCAGGAACTATCGTTGCAACAGGTGTTACATCGGCAATTGTTACGTTTTCAGCAACAACAGGTGCATCATCAACTGTAACGTATTTAAGTGCGATTCCATCGGCAATAAACAACAATAATAACTTTTATAATACCTACCTTCTTAATAACGGAAGTACTTCAACAATTAATGAAGATTTGCAAGGGTATATTAATTTAGTAACAAACAATTATGCAACATCAAATCCATCTTCAGGTTCTACTGCAATATTTTGGGGAACAGTTAGTGGTGGTACATTTAATGCGGTTACTGGTATTACTTTAAATGGTTCAGGTAATATTACCGCATATACAGAGTCATTTGGTGTTGACAATGTTAACTTGTCAGTTGCTAATTTATCGGCAACAACTAACGACGCTTGGTATTATGGGTTATTTGACTACACTCAAGGTACAAATGATATAAACACATATTTCGGTATGGGTTATGGTGCTGCCGTTAGTGGTATAACAAGTATTACAGGTGGTTATAGTGGTACTGTACAGTTTTATGTAACAAACTATTCTGGTTCACCTTATTTAGATTATGATGATTTAGTGGTTGCGACTTTAAGGTCAAGAGGAGTTACTAATTACAGTTCAACACAAGCAGGTCCACAATTCCAAGTTACAGGAACATCAGACGTATCTATGGTTTGTAGTGGTACTTACTCAGGTATTTCTGAAAATCCTTATCTACCATTCCTAATAACAGGAACAACCTATGAAGGAGACACGTTTAGTTTCACAACTTCAATGGACCAAACAAATAAAAATTACATATCAAGAGTATTTGGAAGAACTAATTTTGGTAAGTCTCGTTTTGAAGTTCCGTTATTTGTTGAAGAGTCCTACCCAAGTTTACTTCAAACAGGTTATAGATTAAGTAGAGTAAGAGGTTTAAATTGTGATTTAATTTCTTTACCTGGAGTTACCGATACAACAAATATAGATTACAACGATTCAATTGCTTTTTATCTTGAAAGATATCAAACACCTGAAACCCCTTATTTAGTTTCTGAACTAAGAGGTAACAAAGTTTATAAGTTATTTAAATTTGTTTTAATTTCTGATGGTAATGCAGCAAACAGGTTAGTTAAAATGTCAATTGGTAATATTTCATTTGCAAGACAAACATTTGATGTATTCATTAGAGATTTTTATGACAATGACCAAAACCCAATAGTTATTGAAAGTTTTACTAACTGTACTCTTGACCCTTCACAAAATGGTTATGTTGCTAATAAAATCGGAACATCAAACGGAGAATATCAAGTTAAGTCTAAATATGTAATGTTAGAAATGAGTGATGAGGCACCTGTAGACGCATTACCTTGTGGATTTGACGGATACATTTCAAGAGAATATGCAAATGCAACACCACCGTTTGTTGTGTATAAAACAAAGTATCTTCAAGCGGGAGATGTAATTTACAATCCACCATTTGGTTCTTCAAGTGGAGGAGACAACCCAGTAATATCAAGTGGTGAAAATCCAAGAAAAGTTTATCTTGGTATTTCTAATATTGCAGGAATTGATTATGATTTCTTTGACTATAAAGGTAAACAAATTCCAGCAAGTTTAGCGACTGATACCACAGGTATTAATTGGGGTTATACGACTAAAGGCTTCCATATGGATAGTGGAGCAACAGTTGTAACTGTTTACAACACAGCATTATCTTCTTACACACAAGCATTTGAGGTTGGGGACGCAGCGTTTGATTCTGAACCAACAAGTACAGATAGTCCATATTATAAATTAATTGCACGTAAATTCACGGTACTTGCTTATGGTGGATTTGATGGATGGGATATATACCGAGAATATAGAACAAATGGTGACCAATTTGCATTAGGACAATCAGGATTTAAATATGGGGCAGCACCAAGTGTTACTTACCCTACCGCAACGGGATGGGGAGCGTTTAAAGCAATATCAGGACCAAATCAAGAAAATTGGGCAAATACTGACTATTACGCATACAAATGGGGTCAAGATAGTTTTGCAAACCCTGAAGCGGTTAATATAAATGTATTTGCAACACCGGGTATTGATTATGTTAATAACTCAAATCTTGTTGAAGATGCTATAGATATGATTGAAACAGATAGGGCAGATTCAATTTATATCTGTACCACACCTGACTTCAACTTATTCCTACCAACATATCAAAATATTGAAGAAGGTTTGATTTATCCACAAGAAGCTGTTGACAACTTGGAAAATACGAGTATAGATTCTAATTATACAGCAACTTACTATCCTTGGATTTTAACAAGAGATGCTGTTGCAAATACACAAATTTATATTCCTGTAACATCTGAAGTTGTTAAAAACTTAGCATTAACTGATAATATCGCATTCCCTTGGTTCGCATCAGCGGGTTACACAAGAGGTTTAGTAAACGCAGTTAAAGCAAGACGTAAGTTAACACAAGAAGATAGAGACATACTTTATCAAGGAAGAATCAACCCAATTGCAACATTCAACGACGTGGGTACTGTAATATGGGGTAACAAGACAATGCAGATTAGAGAATCGGCACTTGATAGAATTAATGTTAGAAGATTGTTGTTACAAGCAAGAAAACTTATATCCGCAGTTGCTGTTAGATTGTTGTTTGAACAAAATGACCAAAAAGTAAGACAGGACTTCTTGGATTCAGTTAACCCAATATTAGATTCAATCAGAAGAGATAGAGGTTTAATTGACTTTAGAGTTCAAGTATCTAACACACCTGAAGATTTGGATTCAAATACTCTTACAGGCAAGATTTTCTTGAAACCAACAAGAGCACTTGAATACATTGATATTGAATTTGTGATAACACCAACAGGGGCATCATTTGATAATATCTAAAAAAATAAAATGGGGGATGTAAAAAGTCCCCCATAATCTATTTATAAAATAAAAGTTATGAAAATAGAAAAAAAATTAATTAAGGAATCATTAGGTGATTATAACACTAGTCCTAAAACATTTTCTAAAAAGAAACAAAACATAATTATTACAGAATCACAATTAGAAAAACTTTTACAAAAGTTAGATAAGAAATGAATATAAAAAAACATCTATTGAATACCTTAAAAAAAAGGAAAATCAATGAAGGTGTATCACCTGAAGGAACACCTGACAGCAAATATTATGCTTTTGATTGGGACGACAATATTGTTTTTATGCCAACAACAATCGTTTTAAAAACAAAAAATGATGAAGAGGTAGGTATGTCAACCGAAGATTTTGCAGAATACAGACAAATGATAGGTAAAGAAGATTTCCCGTATAAAGGAACAACTATTGTTGGTTTTGCAGATGACCCGTTTAGAAATTTTGGAACAAAGGGAGATAAGAAGTTTATCATTGATTCAATGATGGCGTCACCCGGACCTTCTTGGAATGATTTTGTGGAGTGTATCAATGGAGGTTCAATATTTGCAATTATTACTGCAAGGGGACACAACCCTGAAACTTTAAAAGAAGCAGTGTTAAATTACATCCTTTCAAACCATAATGGGATTAGAAGTGAAGAAGTAGTTAAAAATTTAAAAGTTTATAGAAATTGGGCGGACAACCCAATAGAAGAGCAACTTGAACTTAATTACAACAACAAAGATATTATTACCGAATATTTAGATATGTGTGTTTTTGAACCTGTAACATTTGGGGAAGGAAGTGCAACCAATCCTGAAGAAGGAAAAATCAAAGCAATGAGAAAATTTATTTCATATTGTAAAGAGTTGTCCCAAGAGTTAGGTAAGAAAAGTTATTTCAAAAATGACATTAACAACGATGAAATTATTCCTTTTATTGGTTTTTCAGACGACGACCCAGGTAATATAGAAAAAATGAAAGATTTTATTGAAAAAGAATATGAAGAAAAACCAGTAAGAATGTATTTAACTAAAGGAGGAGAAAAAAAAGAAGTATAATTAATTCCGGACTTATATAAGAGATATTTGAAAATAAAAAAAAGTAAATAGAAAAAAATAAATACGACAATATTTATAATAAAATAAAAGAAATTAAAAAAACGTGATATGGCTGATTTGTTAATGAAAATGCCCTTTCAGTATGAACCAAAAAGAAAGAACAGGTTTATACTTACATTTCCATCTGAACTTGGAATTAACTCTTGGTATGTTGAAAGTACATCAAGACCGGGATATGAAAGTTCTGCAGTTGAGATTCCATTCTTAAATACATCAACATTTGTTGCTGGACGTTTTAAATGGAAAGCAATTGATGTGACTTTTAGAGACCCAATTGGTCCTTCTGCTTCGCAAGCACTTATGGAGTGGGTTCGTTTACATTCAGAATCCGTTACAGGTAGACAAGGATATGCTGCAGGATATAAAAAAGACGTTGACCTTGAAATGTTAGACCCAACAGGGGTTGCTGTTGAAAAATGGATTTTACAAGGGTGTCTTTTAACTACAGTTGATTTTGACTCATTAGGTTATAGTGAAGATGGTCTTATTACTGTTAAGGCAAATATGCAACCCGATAGATGTATTTTGGTATACTAAAAAATTAAATATATTTTATTACAACCTCATCCAAAAGATGGGGTTTTTTATTTACATAAAATTTACTATAACTATTTTTTTATAAAAAATCAATATGGAAAATTACGGAATGTTTGAACAAAACAATATTACTTTACCTCACGATGTTATAAAATTACCATCTAAAGGAATATTTTATAAACCAAAAAAAGAATCATTAAAGGTTGGATATCTTACTGCTGCAGATGAAAATCTTTTAGTGTCTCAAAATATACCCAAAGACGGATTAATTCTTACCCTTTTAAAAAATAAAATTTATGAGCCTGGATTTGATGTGTCACAACTTATAGATGTTGACGTACAATCAATTCTTCTTTTTTTAAGAAATACGTCATTTGGTAACGAATATGTTTACAGATTAACTGACCCGGCAACTCAAAAAACGTTTGATGCAACAGTAGCGGTGGACGAAATTAATTTTATAAATAAAGACATTAAACCAAATGATGAAGGGTTTTTTGAGACAACATTACCAAAATCAGGAAATAAAATCCTATGTAAATTGTTATCAATCAAAGAAACTAATGAAATTGAAGACTTTGTTAAGTCATACCCGTCAAATATGATTAGTCCTACTATAACAAAAAGGTTGGAAAAACAAATTGTGGAAATTGATGGAAATAGGGATATGTCTCAAATAAGTAAATTTATAACACAAATGCCAATCGCTGACTCAAAGTATGTTAGACAATTTTTAAAAAATGTAGAACCACAAATTGATTTATCTAAAACAGTTATCGCCCCGTCAGGAGAAAAAGTTACATTTGATGTCACTTTTGGGGTGGAATTTTTTCGACCTTTCTTCGAAATATAAAACAAATTTATTAGATGAATTTTACTATTTGGTTAAATATGCAAATTTTTCATATTCCGACTTATTAATTATGCCAACTTATGAAAGAAAGTTTTTTATAAACAAACTTTTGTCTGATAAATCGTAGTTTAAAATATTTATAAATAAAAATATGTTTTTATTCAGAATTGAAAAGGGAGAGGGAACCGAAGATAAGTTAGAGGCTAGTAAATCGTCAATAGAAAGTTTAACCGCCGCGTGGGCAAATTTTACAGATTACGTTGCGGGTGCCCAACCAGTAGAAACTTTTAAAAACATAGAAAAAACAATGATTGGTATGATGAACCAATCTATGGCACTTCAAAGAGGGATGGGTGGTGTAGTTTCAAATACAACCCATTTTCAAGAAAGATTATTTAGCGTTTATAAAAATACCATTGAGATAGGTGCAAAATTTGACGACGTTGTTGATGCGGTTGAAGGTTTATCAAAAGGGATGGGAAAAGTTGTGAGTCCAAGTACTATAACTTTACAAAAAATGGTTGAACTATCTAAAGCGTCTCATTTGACAGGTGATGAAATAGGTGGTATGGTTAGTGAAATGGTTAGATTTGGAGGTACTCAAACGGAAGCAGTTGATAAAATATCTTCTATAGCCAAAGAAGGAAAGGCAGCAGGATTAGTAGCAAAAAATTATGTTAATGAAGTTAGTAAAAACTTTAAAAATCTAAGTGGATTTGGTTTTAAAAATGGTGTAGACGGACTAAAAGGTATGGTTAAACAAGCTATGTTATTAAGAACCAACATTGAGGCTATTGGTGCAGCAAAAGTACAAGATAGTGCATTAGACCCTGAAGGTGCAATACAACTTGCAGCCAACTTTCAAATGTTAGGAGGGGCTGTTGGAAAACTCGCCGACCCGTTTCAATTAATGTATATGGCACAAAATGATGTTGCTGGTTTGCAAGATGAACTTATCAAATCAACAAAAGCGGCAATGACGTTTAATGAGGCTACAGGAAAATTTGATGTATCAACTGAAGATATGTATAGATTAAGACAACAAGCAGAACTAACTGGGTCTAATCTTGAAGATTTGGTTAACACAGGAAGAGAAGCTTCTAAGTTAGATTTCCTTAAAGAAAAATTTGACCTAAGTAATTTAAGTGAAGAACAACAAAGTGTGTTATCCCAATTAGCTACAATTGGACCAGGAGGTAAAGTATCTGTGGATATTCCTGGTTATGGTGAGATAGTTGCTGCGGATAAAGATGCTTTAGAAAAACAACTTAAAAGTGATGAAGTTCAAGCGGCGTTACAGGACTATCAGAATAATATTACTAAAGATAATAAAGACCTTGCTGTTGCACAGTTAACCGTTTCAGAACGACAAGCAGCAACACAAAATGAAATATTGACCGCAGTTATTGCTGGTATGGGTGATGAAGGAAGAAAAACATTTGCTGAAGATATAAAAGAAACTAACAAAAATCTTTATGATAAACTAACCACATTCGGTAAAGAAAACGCAGCACTTTTTTCACAAACATATGTTGATATTGGTAAGGCACAAAAAGAAGCATCTAAAAATATCCCTCCACCAGTATTATCCGATTCTGCAAAATTAGAATTGGGGGCTCAAACAACAAAAATTAAAGAAAAGTTTTCTGCATATACTATGGGAGATGCGTTTTTTCCTGCGACAGGTGAAGGACCAAAAGTAATGTCAAAAGGAAAACTTTTTCAAGGAATTGTTGGAGACGAAGTTGCGGTAGGTACGAGATTAGGTGAGGCGTTAAGTAGTAAAACAGGTGGAGGAACTTTAAATATGGGTGGAAAACTTGATATAAATATAAATGTCGGTGGAAGTGTCGGAGGTGATTCGGGTAATGTTGCAAAAATATTTGAAGACCCTGCGGTTCAGAAAAAAATAATGGACACGGTATTGTATAAATTAGAAATGTATAAAAAACAAAAGGGTGTGTTAGCTTGAAAAAATTAGTAACTAACCTATTTATTTGAAAAGATAATAAATGGAAAGTCCTTTATCATTTAATTCAACTGAAAACTTCAGAAAAAAGTTGTTGGTAAGAAATTTACCACCATATAAGGTTGAAAATGCCTTTTCCACAGGTGACATTTCAGGGGTCAACCAGTTTGAAATTATTGATTATGCAATTAAAGATTCGCCAAAAATTGAAACTATTGGTGAAATTGAAGAAAAAAAATTATATACCAAAAATCAATATACCCCACAAAATTTTGGAGGAGGTTACGGAAACACAGTTTTAATCAATTTAAATTTAGGAACAAAAACAAATGAAGGTGAGTATGGGTATCCTGATTCTATCGGTAGTAATTTAGAAAAAATTGGCGATAATCAAGAAGGTCTTCTTTATGTTAAAAATCTTTATGGACCAATTGGACTTGGAACAAACTATGGTGATACCATAAACATAAATAATACATTTGTTCAAACAACAAATTTAGGAAATTATGGGTATCCGTTAGCAATTGGAAGTAAATTAGAAACAATTGGTGATAATCAAGAAACGGTTCATATTGTAAGAAATGTTTATAAACCAATAGGGTTAGGTCAATTTGGTGATACTGTATGGTACATTAATGATGATGAGGTTATAAGAACTATGGGTGAAGGAGAGTATACAATTGCGGATACTCTTAATAGTTACCTTTATCAAATTGGAAATACCCAAGAAGTATTCCACAAGTTAAAAAATTTATATAAACCTGAACAACCTGAAGATTACGGAAATACTGTATGGGAAATTAACAATGACCAAACAATATTAAGTATGGGTGGAGGTATCTACAATATAGAAGACACCTTCAATAGTTACTTATATCAAATAGGAAATACACAAGAAATATTTCACAAAACAAAAAATGTTTATAAACCTACAAGTCCGCAAGACTATGGAAGTACTAGGTGGGATATAAATAATGATGAAACCATTTTAACCAACGGGAGTGGAATATATAATATTACCGATACGTTAAATAGTTATTTGTTTCAGATTGGAAATACCCAAGAAATATTTCATAAAACAAAAAATGTTTATAAGCCAACAAATTTAGTTGATTACGGTATTACAAAATGGACAATTAATAATGATTTAGTTATCCTAACAAATGGAAGTGGCGATTATTCAATCACAGATACCGTAAACAGTTATTTATACTTAATTGGAAATGAACAAGAACAAGATTTATTGGTTCTAAACAAATACACACCAGGAACTACTAACGGTTTTGGTGACACAAGATACGACATAAACGATGTTGCTGTATTAGGTTCTAACGAAGGTATATATGATTATTCAGATTCAATTAATAGTCCATTAGAAACGATTGGTCAAGTTAGAGAAAACTTCCTTTATGTAATAAATAAGTACGGACCAAAATTACCAACAACCCAAGTTAGTGGTTCGTATGGTAATACCGTAGACATCAATCAATTTTTAGTTTTAGGAACTAATGAAGGTGAGTATGATGTTACTGATACAAATAATAGTCAATTAGAAATAATAAGCGAATTAAAAGAACAAAATGCTTATATAATAAATAAATATGTATCAGGAACAGGCACATACGGAAATCCGGAACTTGTAAGTATTGACGACTTAGAAATACAAACAACAAGTTTACCGTATGCTAATAGCAGCTCCACTTATATATTTTTACCATCAACATATACACCATACAGTATATTATTAAGTGATAATCCAAATGGTTCTGATGGTACATTATCTCAAGATTCTGCACTAGCACAAATTGGTGCAAAACAATTAAATAAAGAATTTAAACATAGAGTTGCTTTAGAACTTTTACAACAAACATTAGGTAGGGTAAATGTTTTAGATTCTACTGTGAATCCCGATACTGGTGAAATATCATCAAAACCAAATACTGACCCATTTGATGCCATTGGGTTATTGGCAGGTCAAATACCTATTTATTCAAAAGATTATTCAATAACAAATCCTGATATATTCTTAGGTCAAGCAATTAATTTTGCATCAAGAATTGCTGGTGTTTATTCACCTTATTCTTTTATACCTGGCGAATATTTTGATTACCCCGATAAAAAAGGTTCCGCAATATTTAATAACCCATTGTCTGCCATTGGTGGTGCCGTGGGAGGGGTATTCAGATTATTACAACCAAACTCAAGAAGTGCTTCAGAATTATTTACTCAATATACTACAGTTGCAACAAGAGGATTATTGTATGACCAATTAAGATATAACGTATATAGGCCTGATTATAAATTCGGTGAAAATTTATTAGCACCACAAGGAAACTACTATATTGGAAAAAGAAAAAGTCAACTTACAGAAATTGTATCACCTGATGGTGAATTACCTGAAAGTAAAATAAAAGGAGTTGCTGCAAGTGGTCCTGTATTTTCTTATGGTAAAATTGGACAAGAGTATGAAGGAACGCAAATGGATAGACCATATACGGGACTTAATAGTAGACCTTACATTGATAGTTTAAATGGTGTACAAGGTGGTTTCACTTGGATATCTAAAGCGGGTAAAGGTGGTGAAAATTGGATGATACCTGGAAATTTTGCAGGTCCTGGTGGTTCAGTATTTCAAGATAATAGTGAGTTTAATTTTTCACAAATTAGTTCAACTTACGAACCAACCCAATCAACACTATATGAATTTACAAACGGGTCAATATTAGATGTTACACAAAAATTAGTTGATGCCGGTAATAGGTCAAATAACAAACTTGAACACGTAGGAAACGCAATTAACCAAGTGTCAAAAGTATTTAATGACGGATACATTGAACTAACTAAAGGTTCTAGAGTTATTAG